GGCCATCATGCTGCTGTATGCCGCCGGCGTGTCGATCTGGACGGCTTGCGCGTTCGGTTGCCTGACGGCGATGGCCGGGGCAGACGTTGCCATTGGCCTTTATGAACGTTGGGCGGCCAAGCGGATTGGCGTTTGCGAAGTGCCGCCGCGAGATTCTCGTCCGGATCAACAGTGAACCGGTGTCGCTGATCTTCGCGTTGCTATAAGAACAGGAGGCCATTAATGCCCGCCGTCATCGAAAAACCGTCGCAGCTGTTTTCCGCCGTTGCCGAAACGTTACGCACCACCATTCCCGGCTTGAACGTCGGGAGTCATCAAGACTTTGACGGCACCGGCGATCAGCCCTGGGTGCTGATCACCATCGAACGTAATGCGCCGGGCAACCGTGCCAACGACGGACGTATCGCTCATGTCCTGACGATTTTCTTGCAAGTCGTATTGCCTGGCGCAGGGTTGGCGGCTTGCGATCTGGCCAGTGAGTTGAAAAACCTGGTCGCCGATAACCGCTGGAATCTGCCGGGTGATCAATGCGATATGCCCATGAACATTGATGGCATCCCGTCCGCGTTCATCAGCGAGACGCGGGACTACACCGCCTGGACCGTTTCATTTACCCAAACCCTGTACCTCGGCCCGACGCGACTCGAGGACCCGTTGGGTATTCCGAAATTCGCCCGCACCTGGGAGGTGTCGAACATCGACGACCCGGATCAATACACCGCACTAGAGGACTGACCCATGTTTGATGCGCTTCTACGTATGCAACTGGGCCCGATCATCGAGCGTCTGGCCGAGATGGAGACCGAGCTCGAAGATCTGCACCGGCGTGCCGACAGCTTCTGTCGCATAGGCGTTTGTCAGCAGGTCGATGCGGCCAGCAACACCTGCAAGGTCCGTCATGGCGAGCTGCTTACCCCTGCAATCAGGTTTTTCAATCCGAGTGCCGGCGCACAGAGCGAGTCGCGGATCCCCTCCGTGGGCGAGCAGTGCCTGTTGCTGAACCATGGCGGCGGCGATGGCGGTGGACAATCGGTGGCGTTGTTCGGCCTTAACGGCGGTCAGTTCCCGCCCGTCTCGACACAGGCATCGTTGACGCGTCGCCTCTATCAGGACGGAACGGAAAGCGGTTACGACAACGCCAGTCATGTTCTGCACTGGAAAAACGGCCCGGTGGCGTTCATCGGCTCTCGTGAATCCCTCGAGTTGAGCATCGGCCCGGCAAGGCTGGCGATGACGCCTGAGATCATCGAATTGCAACTGGGCGCCGTCGGCATGCGGCTCGATGCTTCCGGTGTGCATCTGAGCGGCCCGTTGGTGGATCACCAGGGTCGCGTCATCAGTACCGCATAAAGAGCTTCCCATGATCGGAATCGATAGAAACACCGGCGCAACGGTCGATGACTGGCTGCAGTTTGTGCAGCGCGCCACCCGTGCACTGACCACGCCTTTGGGCACGCGTCAGAAGCGTCCTTTGTATGGCTGCGCACTCACTGAGTTGCTGGGGCGGAACCTCGGCGACGACCTGCTGATTCTTGCCCAGAGCCATGCGGCCCATGCGTTTTACAACAAGCACAACGGCATCGACGATTTCGAGCCGCAAGTCATTGTCGCCAGTCGCCGCGGTGCGGGGCTGCTGCTGCGTTTCGCCGGCACCTGGAAAAATCGCCAACAGACTTTTGAGGTAATGGCATGAGCATGTTGATCCCCGGCCAGAATCAGTTGGCCGAACCGGCAATCGTCACGATCGAAGCGTTCGAGGATTTGCTCGCAGAGTTCAAAACCTTTGTCGTCGAGTACGTCGGCGCCCGTTCGCCCGAGAGCGCGGCCAAGCTTTTGGTCAGTCTTGAAAACGAAAGCGAGTTGCTCACCCTGGCCCTTGAGGCCTTTTGTGTTCGGCTGCAAATCCATGAACGTAAATACAACGCCCGCATCAAGCAGATGCTGGCGTGGTGGGCCACCGGGACCAATCTCGATGCGCGCCTCGCGGACATGGGGCTAGAACGTCAGATGCTTGATCCGGGCGACCCGGCGGCGTTCCCGCCGATCGATCCGGTTTTCGAGAGCGATGACGACGCCCGGTTGCGTTATTACCTGGCGCCGCATGCCCCGGCGGCTGGCTCTCGCATGCAGTATCGACGCGAGATCTTCACCCTTGGCGAACGGCCCGCCGTGAAGGTGGAAAGCGCCGCGGCGGGTGTGGTGACGGTCACTTACACCTTCGACCCGGACGGCTATGCAGCGCAGGTCAAGGACGGCAATGGACGCCGTACCGCGCCAGGCGAAGTCACGGTCACGGTGCTTTCCCGGGAGAGCGATGGCACGCCATCCCAAGCGCTGCTCGACGGTGTTCGCCAGCATTTCGCCCGGCCTGATGTACGACCGGAAACGGATCGGGTCACCGTGCAGGCCGCGCAAATCAAGAACTACAAAATCCGGGTGAATGCGAAGATCAACCCGGGGCCCGATTCAGGGCTCACCAAAGTCGCCGCGCAACAGCAGCTGCAGGCGTATGCCGATGCCTGTCATCGCCTGGAAGGGCGGGTGGACCCGAGCTGGATCGACTACACGCTGCACAGCGCCGGCGCGGTTCAGCTGCAAATCCTTGAGCCGGTAGCGCCGATTGTGACGAGTGCTTTTCAAGCGCCGTATTGCACGGGCGTCGAGGTCGAGGTGGATACGTTATGAGTGACGACACACCTCGCGCGAGCCTGTTGCCGGCCAACAGCTCACCGCTGGAAAAGGCACTTGATCTCGGTTTCGCCCGGTTGCTCGAACGCATCGATCCGCCGTTCCCCGACCTGATGAATCCTGCCGAAACACCGCTGGCATTCCTGCCGTATCTGGGCGCGGATCGCGGGGTCAGCGAATGGAGCGCCGAAGCGCCCGAGGCGGAAAAACGCCTGACGGTCGAACTCGCCTGGCCCACAGCACGGCAGGCCGGGACTCGAAAAGCGCTGGCAAACGCGATCAAGGGATTGCAACTGATACCGGAAATTCGTGCCTGGTACGAGCAAACGCCGCCCGGTCCGCCTTACAGCTTTTCCGTTCGGGCTTTTTCCGAACAGCCCTACAGCGAAGCAATTGACGCACGTCTCGACCGACGCCTGGCCGATGCCAAAAGCGAACGCGACACCTTGAAGGTTTCCGTCGGCTTGAGCGCATTCGGCAGTCACGTCATCGGCGCCGCCACCGTATGCGGCGAGCTGACCACGGTTTATCCGATTGTCATCGAAGGGCTTGAAGCCTCGGGTCAGGCCTTCATGGCCGCCGGGCTCTATACCGTCGAAACCTCCACTATTTATCCACAGGGGTCCTAAATGGCCGACTATTACACCCTGCTCACCAATGCGGGGATCGCCTACGAAACCGCCTGCAAGGCGGCGGGCGTGCCGATCAAACTGTCGCAGATCTCCGTCGGTGATGGTGGCGGCACGGTTTACAACCCGGCCGCAACGGCCACCGCACTGAAACGCGAAGTGTGGCGCGGGCCGCTCAATGCGCTGTTCCAGGATGAGAAAAACCCAAACTGGCTGCTGGCCGAAGTGACTATCCCGCCTGAAGTAGGCGGCTGGTATGTGCGTGAGGCCGGATTGTGGACTGATACCGGCATACTGTATGCGATCGTCAAATATCCGGAGTCGTTCAAGCCGGTATTGGCGACGTCGGGTTCGGGGAAAGAGTTCTACATTCGCTCGATTTTCGAGACCAGTAATGCGGCGTTGGTGACGTTGTTGATTGACGACACGGTGGTCAAGGCGACGCGTGCGTGGGTGATGAGTTACCTCGCTGAAGAACTCGGCAAACTCGATGGCAAGCAATCGGTGCGGGTTGCCGCCACCGCTAACGTGGTGTTGAGCGGCGCGCAGCAAATCGATGGCGTCGCGGCAGTTGTAGGTGATCGGGTGTTGCTGTCGAACCAGACGCAGGCCAAGGACAACGGCCTGTGGGTGGTTGCCAATGGCGACTGGGGGCGGGCAAGCGATGCCAACACCAGTGCGAAAGTTACGCCTAGCCTGACTGTGATGGTCGAAGAGGGTGTGGTGAACGGTGATTCGCTGTGGCATCTGACTTCCAACGGGTCGATTGCCCTGGGCACGACGGCGCTGACGTTTGAAAAGTTGGCTGGCCGGACGGGGATTCAGCCGGGGACTTATAAGAGTCTGACCGTGGATAAGTACGGTCGGGCAACCGGTGGTTCGAATCCTGAAACGCTGGCCGGGTTTGGTATCAAGGACGTGTACACCAAGGCTGAAATCGGGGCGATGATTGCCGAGGCTTCGGCGCTGCCGGTCGGCGCGATGGTGGCGTTCCCAGTGAACAAGATTGCGCCCGGGTTTCTGGAGATCGACGGCAGTGTTAAGAGCATTGCGGTCTATCCGGACCTGGCCGCCTACCTGGGGACTACGTTCAACACAGGCGGCGAAGGCGCGGGCAATTTCCGTCTGCCTGAGTCGCGTGGCGAGTTTCTGCGTGGCTGGGACCATGGGCGTGGTGTGGATGCTAGCCGGGCGATTGGCAGTTATCAGCTTGATGCCATGCAGCCCATTGTTGGTAGCTTTTACTCCCGGTCGGCGTCTGCCGCTATTGGTCCCGTCACGGGAGCAGTAGGAGCTACGAACCCGTTTACAGGGACGTCCCTGAAAAACGGGCCAACAGGCGTTTCATACGTCACTCTCGACGCGGGCGGTGGCAACGCAGATACGACAACCTTCGATTCGTCCCGAGCTACCAGGACGGCGGCAGAAACACGACCGCGAAACCTGGCCGTCATGTGGTGCATCAAGGCCTGGAACGCGCCGATCAATCAGGGAAACATTGATATCACCGCGCTTGCTGCGTTGGCTGCTTACGCTACTGAAACCAATCAGGGTACAGCCAAGGTCGCTACACAGAATCAGGCGGATGTCGGGGCCGATGACACTACGTTTATCACGCCAAAAAAAATGCGTTGGGGGATTACAGCCAGCCTTAACGTTAACGGCTACATCATCTTCCCGACGTGGATGTTCAGCTTCATTATCCAGTGGACCACTGTCGGTAGTATTCCAGCGGGTGCATCAGGATCTGTTGCCTGGCCTGTTGCTTTCCGAGCCGCGTGTCTTTTTGGGGGGGCTTGTCCTGTTGGGGTCACCGCTAACAATTCGGCGGGAAATATCGTGCCCGGTGCCGTTTCAAACACGGGTGTCAATTTACATAACTGGGGGGTGATTACCGCGCCTTCCCGGGCATGGGCGTTTGGAGTTTGAACATGCAACGATTTTACAGCCAATCTACTGGGTGCACTTATCTCGAGGGCTTTCACACGCAAATGCCCAAGGACGCTAAACCCATTGCCGAGGAACACTATCAAGCTGTTTTGGCAAATCCGATGCCGGGCAAGGTTCGCGGTCATGATGCTGACGGGTTGCCGATCCTGATAGATCCGCCACCTGAAGATCTGGCCGCGACGGAGAGAGCCTGGCGCAACTTCGAAATTCTGCGGGTGCAATGGATTCGTGACCGGCACCGGGACGAGCAGGAGCTGAGCCGGCCGCCCTCGATCACATTGGAACAATTTTCGGGCTTGCTGGATTACATGCAGACGCTGCGCGATTGGCCGGAACAGCAGGAGTTTCCCGCCGAGCAGTTCCGTCCGGTACAGCCCGCCTGGATCTCCGAGCAAACCCAGTAAACGCCCCGCACTGACGGGGCGTTTTCTTATCCGCTTCACATCACACAACACCTGACAGCCCCACTCACCTGGGGCTTTTTCGTTTCTGGAGAAACCCAAATGGCAGAACGCCAAACCTACACCGTGCTTGTTCCATTCCCCACCGGGGGGGGCCACTGGTCGAGCGTCGATCAAGAACTCGACCTACTCGATGTGGAGGCCAGTGCATTGCGCAGCGCTGGTCGTCTGGAACTGAAAAAAACCGAGGCTGCCGAATCAGCCTCTACATCCACCAAGGCCTTGAAGGCCGTTGCCAAGAAGGCTGAATAACATGGCTGAGGTTCTGAACTTCGAGCACAACGGCATTACCGTCAATGCCACCGAATCCCCCGAGGCCATGGGTGGCCTCGGTGACAACGTCATCGGTCTGATCGGCACTGCGCCGAAAGCCGATCCGCTGATTCCGCGCAATGCTCCGTTTCGCATCAACAGCTTCACCACCCAGGCGCTGCTCGATCCGACCGGCACTGAGTCGGGCACGCTGTTCCACGCAGTGTTCCAGATCCTGAAAGTGGCCAAGGTGCCGGTCTATGTTGTTATCGTCGAAGAGGGCGCCACCCCGGCGGACACGCAGAACAACGTGATCGGCGGCGTTGAGCCTCTGACCGGTCGCAAACTGGGCCTGGCTGCACTGAGCGGCGTAGCGGAAGACCTGACCATCATTGGTGCGCCAGGCTTCACCGGCACCAAAGCCGTGGCGAGTGAGTTCGCCTCGTTTGGCAAACGCATCAAGGCGCGGGTGGTACTCGACGGCAAGGACGCCGCGGTGGCCGATCAAGTGACTTACAGCCAGGAACTGGGCGGTGCGGACCTCGGTTTCGACCGCTGCCTGGTGGTGCACAACATGCCGGCCGTTTACTCCAAAGCGGCGAAGAAAAACGTGTTCCTGGCGCCTTCGAGCCTGGCCATCGCCGCGCTCGCCAAGGTCAAGCAATGGGAAAGCCCGGGCAACCAGGTGACCTACGCCGAAGACGTTTCGCGAGTCGTGGAATACAACATCCTCGACACCTCCACCGAAGGCGATCTGCTCAACCGCTACGGCGTCAGCTATTACGCCCGGACCATCCTCGGCGGTTTCTCGCTGCTGGGTAACCGCTCCATCACCGGCAAGTTCATCAGCTACGTCGGCCTTGAGGATGCGATCAGCCGCAAGCTGGTCAAGGCCGGTCAGAAGGCCATGGCCAAGAACCTGACCAAGTCGTTCATGGATCAGGAGGTCAAGCGCATCAACGACTGGCTGCAAACCCTGGTCGCCGACGAAACCATCCCGGGCGGCAGCGTGTACCTGCACCCTGAGTTGAACAGCGTCGAGAAGTACAAAAACGGTACCTGGTACGTGGTGATCGACTACGGCCGCTACGCACCGAACGAACACATGGTTTATCAACTCAACGCCCGCGATGAAATCATCGAGCAGTTCCTGGAGGATGTTCTCTAATGTTTACCAACCGTGTAAGACAGGCCATCGCGGCCACCCTGCAAGGCCTGCCGTTGTCGGCGACCGTCGAAAGTTTTACTCCGCCGAAAATTGAGTTCGGCATGGAAACCATGACAGGCGGGCGCTTCATCGGCGAGGAAATGATCAAGAACGGCACCGTGCTGACGGCTAATCTGGTCCTGCAAGGCATGGGGCCGGAAGTGATGCTGGCCTTGGGTGTGAAGCTGGGGGAAGACATTCTGCTGAACGTGCGCGAGGCCGGTCAGGATCAGGATGGCAACACTTGGTTTACCTACCACACCGTCGGCGGCAAGCTGAAGTCCCTGGTCGAAACAGCACTCAAAATGGGTGACAAACCCACCACCACGCTCGAGCTCTCCTGCCGCACCTACAACCGCCTCGAAAACGGCATCCCAGTGATCGACATCGACGTGCGCACGCAAAAGTTCGTGCTCAACGGCGTGGACATTCTCGGTGATGCCCGTCGCGCGGTATTGATTCCGTAACCCCTCGCACTACCCCCATGCAACTCGGTTAAACGCAGTCCCTGTGGGAGCGAGCCTTTTCGCGAATGCGGCGTGCCTGACACATTGATGTCGGGTTTGTCGCTGCCATCGTCGGAACGCCGCCCGGAGCCGGCTGGCTCCCACAGGTTGCACACCCAAGGAATTCATTTCATGTCCTGGACGCCTCCCGTTCACCCCTTGTTGTCGCCGATCACCGCCGACGACCAATCGACACTCGAGCAGATTCAGCTCAAACCGTTGTTTTACGCCGCACAGAAAGAAGCCCTGTTCCGTGCCGGCGATGATGAGGACGATCAATTCTTCGAACTGGCGAAATTGGCAACCGGCCTGTCGGTCAAGGAGCTCGACCAGCTCAAACGCCCGGACTACGTGAGCATCGCGCAGTACGTACATGAGATGTCGACTCGCCCGTCGTCGTATTTTTTACAGCGGGACACCGCATCGGACGATCCCGATCAGGTGCAACTGCTGCAACCGCTCGACGCAGCGGGCCGCAGCCTGACCTCGCTGACCCTGGAAATGCCGGTGCTGCGCGCCACCAAGGCGATGAAAAAGCTGAAAACGGCCAAGGAACGCGCCGAGTTCATCACCGCCCATTGCACCGGGTTGATGCTTCCCGATCTGGACCTGCTGACCGTGCCCGACTGGACACAGCTTCAGGTACGCATCGACGATTTTTTAAACAAACCGGCGGACTACTTTCGGAACGCGACATCGAAGTAATCCTTGATGTGGTGCCGCTCATTTACCCGGTAAGTGAAGCGGACATTCTGGAATGGGACGCCGGCAAGGCATTGCGCCGTTACGACATCGCGATCACTCGCCTTGGCGTGAAACAGGAGTAGAGCGGGATGGCAGAGAGTAAGTATTCGCTGTCCGATGCGGCGAGCATCGAGTTGCCGCAACTCGGCAGCGCATCTGAAATGTCGGGGCTGAACCTGGCACTGACCACGGCCAGCCTCGACATCCGTCTGCTGGTGTCGGAGCAGATGAAGCTCCGTGAAACCTTGGCGTTGCTGAACATTGCCCTGTCGTCGCAGCAGTCGCTGCTCAAGGCGAACGCTTCGGTGTCGGCGGCAGGCAGTGAGCCAAAGTCAAAACTCAAGGCTGAGGTTGACCAGCGTGCACCGCCTGATTTGCTCAAGTCTGCGATGGCGGCTGAGCTGGCGATGGTTGAGCTCAACCAGGTGCTGAAGCTGGACAATGTCCAGTTGCAGAAACTGTCGGAGGCCAACCAGAAAATGGCCACTGACAAGCAGGTTGCTCCGAGCGGGGCAACTGCGGTTCAACTGGCCCAGGTCGAGTTGGCGGCGGCGAAGGCAGGTATCGGGGACGGGCTCGACCCGGCCAAAAAGCAGGACGAACTGCTGAACTTCACCCGAGATAGCGCGGTGACGGCGTCGGCGTTCAATCTCGACGTCAAGGCCGCCAGCGAGATGCTGTTGGGCTGGCGCAACTCGATGAAACTGGATCGGGGACAAAGCCTGAGTCTGGCGGATGCGACCAACCATCTCGGCAACAGCGGCCTGAATGTCAAAGCAGCAGACATCGGTTCTGTCGTGCAACGCAGTGGCGAGGCGGGCATCGCCGCGGGAATGACGCTGGAACAGATGGCGGGCCTCGCGGCGGCGTTCTTGAACAGCGGCGCGGATAAGGCCGGTGCCGGTGAGGCTTTGAAAGGTTTCACCATGGTTTTGGCCAAGGGGGACGCGGCTTCACCGGCACAGCGCAAGGCCTGGTCTGACCTGGACGGCAAATTTAATCCCGGGATGTTGGCTGATGGCCTGCGCAAGGACGCGCCGGGAACGATCAACTTGGTGCTTGAAGCACTGAAGAAAAAACCTGCAGAAGAACAGCAGTCACTGACCAAGACATTGTTCGGTGATAACGCGGCGATTCTTGAACTGCTGAAAAAGCCGGAAGACGTTCAAAAGGCTTTTTTGCTGGTGTCCGAACGGACCTCCGACGGGGTGTTGCCGAAATACAACGGTTCCGTAGCGAAATCCGCCGAGGCGCTTGGGGAAACCTCGCAAGGGCGCTGGAATGCGCTGGATGCGAGTAAGAACCGGATGTTCACGGCGGGCGGCAATGCCCTGGCACCGTTGACTGATGGTTTGATGGTGTCGCTTGGCGCATTGGCCGATGGCTTGAGCGGGGTCGCTGAAGCACAACCGAAAACTACTGCAGGATTACTGGTGCTCGCGGGGGCCATTGCGTTGGCGCGTGGTGCTGAAATCAAGGTCGCGATGGCGTCCGCGATCACAGCTGCAGCGACAAAACTTCTGGTCCTGGCCGGTGCGCGACCGATTCCCGAAGCGGGTGATCTGACAGCCGATGCCAAAGAGCGTGGCCGTAAGGGCAAAAAGCAACCCCGAGGCGCAAGGGCCGGAAAAAGCACCGCTCCTGGAAAAGCCGCGATCAAGCCCATCCCCAAAAGCACTACCAAGGTGCCACGTATGTCGACCGGGAGTCGCTTGCTGGGTGCCGCCAGAATGGGCTCGGCAGTCACCCAACGGGTTGCGCCGCTGATGCTGCTCAGCGCTGGTTACGATGCTGTCAAAGGCCTGCAGGCGGGTGATACCAAAGCGGTCGGCGGTGCGCTGGGCTCTGCCGGTGGTGGGCTCGCCGGTACTTATGCGGGCGCTGCTGCCGGCGCCATGATTGGCAGCGTGGTGCCTATTCTGGGGACCGCAGTTGGTGGCGTGATTGGTGGTTTGCTGGGTGGTGTGGCGGGCAGTTGGGGAGGGGAATGGCTGGGTGAGAAACTCGCTAAACCCGCCGACAAGCTCGCCGCTCCAGATCAGGTCAGCAAAGACCTGACCAACGCCCAGACGAGTAATCAACAGAACACGGTTAACGCGAACATCTACATCAACGGCCAGGATCAGGCCAGCGCCAGTCAATTGGCGAACCTGGTTGTGCAACAGATCACGGGCCAATTAGGACTTATGACAATGCCCAACTCACTCGCCATGCGAAGTGATGCGGCCCTGACCGACGGAGGTACATGATGCGTCAGCAAATGGCACTCGGCAGTTTCATTTTCGGCCTGTCCAGAAAATTCGCTTACCACAGCCTGGTGCGCACCTCGGACGGCGGCTGGAAGAGCATCGACATCCTCACCAGCAAACCCAAATCCAGTCAGATCGGCCAAGGCCTGCAAGGGCTGACGATAACGGGCAAGTCGATGTACGCGACCGCCATGGATCGGCTCGATGAGTTGCGTGCCTTGCAGGCGCTGCGCATCCCTTTGCCTTTGGTTGATGGCATTGGCCGCAACTGGGGGCTGTGGCAGATCAACAAGGTATCGGAGACCCAGAGTGAGGTCATTGATGACGGCACCGCGATGGTGGTCGGCTGGGTGGTCGAATTGACGGAGTTCGCCAATGCGTAGGGCTCGAAGTATTGCCGGTGATTCGGTGAATCTGTTGCTGTACCGCGAGCTTGAGCGTTGTGACGATGCTGCCGAGGAAGCGCTCTGGCGTCTTAATCCGGAGCTTGCCGAATGGGGGCCGATATTGCCGGCGGGCGTGTGGGTTGTGCTGCCGGAAGTGGATTCGAAACCTGTCGCACCCACACCGGTTTCGGCCTGGGATTAAGGAGGCAACATGTCACTGGGTTTCACCCCTACGATGGAAATTTACGGCGCGAACGCTGCGCTGCTCAACGAACGATTGCTCAGTTGGACGCACATCGACGCGGCAGGGATCGAGTCCGATCAACTGACGCTCACGATCAGTCTGGATGGGCTTGAAGGGTTGCCCAGCCTTGGCGGAAAAATCGGTCTGCGGGTCGGTTATCTGGAGTCGGGGCTGGTGGATAAAGGCGAGTTCGTCATTACCCGGCGCACGCCGACCCTGTTTCCCCTGCGTCTGACGCTGGTGGCGACGGCAGCGCCGTTCAGTGCGGCTGATCAGACCGGATTCAAGCAGCGCCGATCGGTCAGCCATGGCCCGACGACCTTGGGTGCGCTGTTTCGCCAGTTGACGTCCAGGCACGGATTTTCCCCTCGTGTGGCCCCGGACCTGTCGCTGATAAAAATCGAGCACATCGACCAGTCCAACGAAACAGACATGGGGTTTCTGACGCGACTGGCCTACCTTCATGACGCCGTCGCCAAGCCGATCAACGAGCTGTACGTGCTGGCGCGGCGCGGTCAGGCGAAATCGTTATCGGGCAAAATCCTGCCGACCATAAAGCTGTCGGTGACGACGAACAATCGCCCAGGCGATCACGCCTTTATCTCCGCCATCCTGGATGAAACTGCGCGAGCGAAATACCAGGGTTGCAAGACCAGTTGGTGGGACGCGGCGGCCGGCAGTGTGCGTGTGGAGGAGAGCGGTATCGCGCCGTTCAAGAACCTTCGCCAGCGCTTTCAGAGCGCAGGCGATGCCCGGGCCGCCGGCGAAGGTGAGGTTCGCCGGATGATGCGCGAAGCACTCAAGGTGACAATCGCATGCCCTGGCAATCCGGGATTGTCCGCCGAAGGAGTCGTGCTGCTGGACCCCACCTGGCCGGATTTCATGCGCGGTCGTTGGTCGATCGACAAGGTCACCGCCACCGGCGACCGAGAAAAAAGCTATCGATGCACGATTGACGCGACCTGCCTGGACGCGAAGGCCTGACACCATTGATTTTTGGGAGGTCATCCATTAACCACAGGAGCGAGTGATGCGCGTCACAGATCAACAGTTACTGAACATTTTCCCCAACGCCCGCTCCCAAGCGGACGTTTTCATTTCCGCTCTCAACACCGCCATGCTTCGTTTCAGCATCAACACCCCAAAACGCATCGCCGCTTTCCTTGCGCAAGTCGGTCACGAATCGGGACAGTTGCAGTACGTACGTGAACTGGGCAGCACCCAATACCTGAGCAAATACGACACCGGCGCCTTGGCCGCCCGTTTGGGCAATACTCCAGAACCCGACGGAGACGGTCAAAAATACCGTGGCCGAGGCCTGATTCAGATCACCGGTCGCGACAATTACCGTCAGTGCAGTCTCGGACTGTTCGGCGATGATCGCTTGTTGTTTTTGCCTGAACTGCTGGAAAAGCCGCAATGGGCCGCCGAGTCAGCCGCCTGGTTCTGGGAGCAAAATGGCTTCAACGAACTGGCCGACCGCGACCAGTTCAACAGCATCACCCGCCGCATCAACGGCGGTCTGAACGGGCTGCAAGATCGTTTGCAACTCTGGGCACGGGCGAGGGCGGTGTTATGCCAGCCTTCGGTTTGATCCCGATGTCTTACCGCGTCATTGGCATTGTTGTGTTTCTGGCTGTGTTGGCCGGTGGTTCAGCGGCGCTGGCCTGGCAGTTTCAGGATTGGCGTTATGGCGGGCAACTGGCGGAACAGGCCAAGCAGCACGCCGAGGCACTGAATCAGCTGGCTCTGGCAGCCGCAACGCAGCAACAGACCGAGCAGGACAAGCGCCTGGCACTGGAGCAGCGTCTTTCGACCAGCGAACAAACCCATTACCGAGTGCTTAGCGATGCCCAACGTGATCAAGGTCGCCTGCGCGATCGTCTTGCCACTGCTGATGTGCGCCTGTCAGTCCTCCTCGATGCCCATGACACTGCCTCTGTCTGTGGAGTGCCAACCGCCTCCGGAGCCAGCCGCGTGGGTCATGGAGCCGCGCGCGCCCGACTTGACCCGGCGCATGCTCAGCGAATTATCGCCATCACCGACGACGGGGACCGCGGACTGATTGCCTTGCAGGCCTGTCAGGCTTATATCAGAGCCCTCGCTCGCTAACATTTTGATCGATTCTGTGCCTTGCAAGCGCGTTACGCTCGTGTACGGTAGTTCTCATTCCGCATCCTCAGGA